ATTATGTTATAAAAACTATTCATATTATTTTTATATATCTTGGTGTATGATTACCTAAATCTTGTTCTATAAATTCATCAAGAGAATCAATAGCATCATCAAAATCCATATTATCACGTTGTATTAATAAATCTAAACATATCCAATAATCATAAATAGCTTGTATTGGATGATTTGCTGTAATACCTAAAAACGCTTCTTCAAAGCCATCAACTAAAATTATGTGTTTATTCTCAACTAATAAATTTCTTTCAGTTAATTCTTCTAATATATCTTGCTTTGTCATCGTTGGCTTCTTTTTAATATTTGTTGTTCTAATTCATATTTATCCTTTTCAAATGCTAAGTGCATTAAACATGTGTGTAGTTTTGATTTGGTAATTTTATTGTACTTGAGAATGTCTCCATTAGTAAGTCCGTAGATAGATTGATACCATCCCCATTTAGCAGAGAAACCCGCAGATGCTGAGGTAGCTCTATCTCCTTCTGTGTTGCTAAATAGTTCAGGATAGTTTTCTGTAATTCGTTCTTTAAACTGTAAAAAAAAACTATCGCTCCAAATACAATATCTAAAGTTGTTTCTGTCATATCATACTTTTCAGAACTTTCATATTCTTCTATTAAATACTGGTTCTTCTTCTTGTATGTAATTGGCCTATATAAAACGCCTATTGCTTTATTCATAAGCTCCCAATCTGCAAGGTATGTATCTAAATCAACATACTCGCCAAAAGAAATATCATCCAGCTTTGGTATAAAACCAAACTCTTTATCATTTAAAGTAAACCTATCTATAAATTTAGGTTCATTATTAAATAGCTTTGATAGCTCTTCGCAGATATTGTTTATATCAGTAGCTTTTATTTGTAATACTTGTTTAAGTGGTATATTACAAAATATCTCTACCATCTTTTGTTGTAGAAATGAATCCAGTTCTTTACCCTCAGCAATCTTTAACCACTTTTGATATTGCTTTAAAGTAACTTCATTTAAAGTTTCTGGTATATTAATAGTTAACTTCATTTATATATAAACGTTTTAATTGTTGAATCGTTATATACAAATATAAAAAAAAAGTAGGTAACGCTCTTTCGCCGACTACCTACTTTAAACCAAAACGCAAATTAACATTGGCTATAATTTGCTTATTTCAAATATAATAAAAAAAAGCTACCTTTTACAGTAGCTCTTAAATTTCTGAGGACTTACGCTAACATACATCGGCTGCCTCTTGGTATTTTTTATTTAATTAGATTTAAATTTAATTCTTTAGCAACATAATTAATATGTTTCTGAGTTGTCATTGACCAATAACCTAATTGATATAACTCATTACCTTTAATTGTTGCAACGTGAGTAATATAACTAATTACTTTATTGCCTTCTATTTTTAAGTTTTGTTTGTATTTTGCTAATTTCATTTTGTTTTGGTTTTACTTGGTTAATGAATTAAATTTATTCTCAGCTTTTTTTAATGTTGAGAAGTAATCAATACCTAATTGCTTTAAAGTATTTCCTAAATATGTTTGTGATACTCTCCAAGAGTTAGGTCCAATTTGACTTAATGTTGTTGAGATGTTTTCTTTTATAATAATGTTTAATGTCTTCATTTTGTTTGTTTTTTAATTAATTACAATGTAAATATAAATATAATTATTAAATAAAAAAACTTTTTTAAACTTTTTTTTTATTTTTCTTATATATCTTATCTTTTCTTATCTTATCTAAATGCTTAAGGGTGGCTTAAGCACCGCTTTAATATATGTGATATTCGCCTAAATTTGGGTTCTGTAATTGATAGCTTACTGCATACCTCAACGCATCAATAGCATGATTAAAATTATCAACTGGTGTTTGGCTTTTCTTTTCTAACCAACAATAGTTATTTAACTCTTTTATTAATTCTGTACTATCTTCAGTAATTACTAAATCATAATCTTGTAATAAACTAATACCAAACGTAATACTGCCTTGTCCTTTGATAGCTGGCACAACATTACAATCTCTACTAAGTTCTGTTATTAATCTTGGTTCTGCTGAATCACCTACTATTAAATTATCTGATGCAAACTTTTTATTTAATTGTAATATCTCGCTTGTAGTTAATTTAGTTTGATAGAAACATAGTTGAATATAGATAACTTTATTTTCTTTATCTATACTTGTTTTAACTAATGTTGATGGGTCGTTGCTAAAACCATAATCTTGGCCAAATACAACTTTGCCTACTTGTTTAAATTCTCCTATACTCCAATCAGTAAATATAACTCCCTCAGCTTTATCCAGCCAAGCACCTTCTATTGTATGCTTGTATCTGTTTGGCCTTCTAACTTTCATTGTTTCAATCTGCTTAATATAGCTTTCTGAAAGATTATCTAAGTTATCTAAATATGTTGTGTGAATGTATGTAGTATCTTCTTTTGTTATATTACTACCAGCACTAACTCCTCTATCTTCAAACCATCTTTTATAAATGAAATGCTCTTTTGTTGTTGGATTTAATATTAGTATTACTCTATTTTCTTGTATTTTATTTCTAACAGATAAATCTATTTTATCAAATATATCTTCATCATTTAATTCTTCTGCTTCATCCATTACCCAAGTAGTAATACCAGTTAATGATTTAAGATTTGCTGTTTGGTCGCCTGAGCTTGTTTTAATACCTCTAAATATTATCTTACTACCATTACCTTTATTTATTATCTCGTCACGTGTTATTTTGAATTGGTCAATAACTCCAAGCAGTTCTAACTTTTCTATAAATTCAGGTATTATACTAATGCTTGCAGCCCTAAGCGTGTAACGTGTAAATAATATAGTATGACCAGCTTGATAAGTTAATAGTAATAGTACAGAGTTAACTGCAAATGATTTACCTGAACCTCTTCCACCAGTTACAATAAAGTAACGCGAAAAAGATTCATTAAATACTAAGTACTTTTTATTGAGCTTTAATCCGTGCAATAATCTTTCTGAAATCGTGATTTACTTCTTCTGATGTATGTATATCAACACTATCTTTTTGTTTACCATAGATATTATCTAAAACCATATTAAGAGCTTGATGATCCCCTTTCTCAATAACTTTCTCAATAACAGCCATAGCCATTCTATACTCATTAGTCATCCAAACTTCTTCACCAGAAACTGGGTCTATTCCTTTTGTTCTAAGTTCTGCTAATTCTTTTAAAATAGTACTTCTATTTTTACTACCTTTTGGCCTACCTTTTGGGTTTCCCGACTGACCTTTTTTCCATAAAATTAAATTGTCTTCTTTTGACATCTTTCTGTGTATTTTCTGTGTATTTGTTTAAAAACATTAATAGCTTTTTTTCAATTGCTTTTACTTTCTCTTTCGTATTCATATTCATTATATAATCTTTTCATAGTATTAACTAAATCTTTTACACAACTACCACAGCTTGATGGTTTTTTGTTGGTGCTAAACACTCTATTATGTATTGTTAATAGTTGTTTTTGTTCTATATTGTTTACTATGTTTTTATTTATTGAGAAGAATCCTTTTAGAAATATATATTCTTCTTCATTTAAACATTCTACTTTATATGGAAACATAGAATTTAGCTTTTTCTTCCTTGCATCACATCCGCAATCTTTTCCAAGTTTATCAAATATCCAATCAGTAGCTTGTTTTATACCTGTAGCTTTTGTTATCTTTTCTACTGTATCTCCTAAACCTTTACTTTTCATTAATTTTTTTTTTAATTTCTTTAATACAATTGTTTATAGTTCTCCATACAACTACGTGTGATATATTAGTTGCTGCGGATAGTTTTCTTATACTATGGAATTTTTTTCTATATAAATTAAATAATTTTCTATCAAACCAGTAAAAGCCATCTACTATTTCATCAACTACTTTTTCAATATCAATGTATGGTTCATTATCTGCTTCTATAATGTTTTTTAGTTCTTTATCTATTAATATATCTTTGTCATTTCTTATGTTATCAATAAATATATTGTGCATCATCTTATATATAAACGCTTTATTTAAAGAATCGTTATATAGAATATCGTTAATTTTTACTTTACCGTTATCAACTTTGCTATGTAAAGCTATGTAGAAATCGTGTAATAAATCTTTTGCTTGTACTTTGCTGTTACCGCTTATTTCCTCAGCCATCTTAAGCCATACATCGTCATCCTTTACTAATATATTTAATATATTATCTACTTCTGTACTCATTTAATTCAAGAAGTAAATTAACAAAGTCATCATATTGTAAAGCAACATAATCTTTTTCAAAGTTTTTAGTAAATACAACCACAGGTGTTTTTAGTGTTCCTCTTGCATCTCCTTTACTTTGTTCTAATGCTTTCCAGATATTTAATTTCTCTTGGTTTTTACACTCCCAGCTATATTCAGATAATATTCCGCTTGTAGTCATAATATCTCCTTTAATACTTAAACCACCGCTATTGGGTGTTCTTCTAATATTAGTATCGAATTTCTTTGCTAAATCTTTTGCAATTTTTAACTCGAATCTTTTACCTTTTTGATTTGCATTTAAACTCATATCTTTTGGAAGTGTTTTCTAATTATAGCTCCAAGCTCGGTATCATTAGGATATATCCTACACAATAGAGCAATATTATACTCAACAGGAGTATTAGGGCTAATATAGTACGAGTCCTTTGTTTGTCTGTACTCATTAAGCGTTCTTTTCTTTTTATTTAAATTTTTTTTCAATGATGTGTGTTACTATTATACCTAATATAAAACAGGTTAAATGTGTTATTGTTAATAATAATGTTATATACATAATTTATAGTTTATTTTTTAAAAGTATTAAATTTTTTCTTAAGTTCTGCAGTTTCTTTATAAGATTTTATATTTTGCATTGTTAACAAACTTTGTTTTTTATTTAGTTCATCAATTGTAAACCTCAGCTCTAACATACATTTTAAAGTGTCTTGGAGCGTTTCTACAGCATCTAATTTGCTTTGCGTTACTTTACCACTCTTTAAACCTTCTTGAGCTTTTAAAAGCAGTATTTCTAATTTGTTCTTTGTTATTGTGTAATCTAAATCATTCATTGTTTTAAATCTTCTGAGTATAAAAATAAATCACCCATTTTTTTATCTAATGTTTTTATCGTTCTGTATATATCTATACTTTTTCTTTTAACTTCTTCTTTCTCTGATTTAGTAGAATCTTTGCCAAGATGTGCATATAAACTACAATCTATTTCAAGTAATTTATCTATTTTATCTTTATCAGTCCAAGTTTTAAACTCCATAAACTTTTCTATATCTTCATATTTATATCTCATTGTTTTTTATTTTAATACGTTATTACCACCAATTGTAAAACCTAAACCACTATTATAATCAAATCTTAATGGCTCTCCTAACATTGTTGGCTTACCACCTGTTTCTTTATCTTTGATTTTATATACGTGTACTTCTGTCATCATCCACAATTTATCGTGTGAAATTAATCTATGTAAACAAATAAAATTATCTACTCTATTTGGAAATACTTGCCCACCTTCACAATCAGCTTTACGTGGTGGTTGTATATGTCCATTTAATTGATGGTCTGGTGGATATACTCTTCTTGCTGCTTCTGTTTGTGGGTGCATTGCAATAAATACTGTTTTGCCTGTTCTATTGCAAAACTCTCTAACATCATTGCAAACTTGATAATTTCTTTCAAATTGTGATATTCTTCTATCGTGGTTAATACCTGTATAAGGGTCTATTAATGCACCATCACAATCTTCTTTATCAAATATTTCTAATAGTTCTTTATGATTGTAAAGTTTTCTATTATCAATAAATTTAAAATACTTACTAATTTCATCGTGATAAAATAAATATTCGTTTAAATCTTTAATAGCTTCGCCAGTCCACATTTGAATTATATCTCTTTTAAGTTGCCCAGCATTGTTTTCGCCACTCCAGATACACCATTTCTTACCATGTAATTTACTTAAAGCAGTTAAGTACCATAATATAAAATTAGTTTTACCAACATTATCTAAGCCAAGAAACATATTAAAATTACCATTCTTATAAAGAAAGTAATCATCTAATAAACAATTAATGCCAATACCTTTTTTAATTCTACCTTCTTTAAATGCTTTTAAATATGGTATAGTAGCTTTATCTTCTAATATCATTGGTCAAGAAGTTTTTGCACTTCATCATTTACTTTTAATAAATTATCATTTGCATATTTATCTTTTCTTTTCTCTTCTTTTCTTAATGCTTTACCCCTGCTTAACCCACCCTTGCGACCATTTAAAACATTTCTTTTATGCTCTTTTAATCTCTCTTGATATTGTTCATCTAACCATTTAATGCTAATAGATTCGTTTTCTATCTTAAATAACTCAGCATCTACTAATACACTCCATTGTTTTGGTATTAATGCTTTTATTTGTTTTCTTGTAACGTTACATTCTTTGCTCCAGTAGTAGCAGCAAACTTTTATAAACGCACCCTGTACATCTAAATCCATAAATGATATACTGCCAGTTATCCACTGATTAGGATAAAATTTAAAATATGGTAATTCTTTCATAATCTATTTATTATATCAAGTTTAAATTTTTCGTGAGTTTCTGGATTAAAAAAGTTTTTTAATTCTTCGTCACTTCTTAAAGTATAAGAGTTTTTAATAAATTCTTTAGGGTTTAATTCGTTTGTTTTTTTATACATTAAATCTTTATTAAAGTCTATTAACTCATAAATAGTTGTAAAACAAGATGTTTTTGCCTCTGTATCTTTATTAAATAAATGTATATTGCTTCTAACTACAAAAGATTTTAAAAGACAATTATTATTTAGTTTTAAATTATTAAAGTTCATAAGATTTTTTAATAAGTTAATACTAATTTCATCCCATGGGTCCTCCTGCTTATGGTCTATTAAGAAAGCTAATTTATTTCCTGCTGATATAAAAGTATCAAAGTCCATTATTGTTCGTCTTTCGTCAAATAGTTTGCTAATTAAAAAATTAAATTTATTATTGTGATAATTCTCATTATATATTTCTTTTTTCATTTGTTTGATTTTATTTAGTTTGATTTTATTTTTTGTATTCTTCTGATATTATTTTTGGTACTGCTTTATTCCAGTCCACAGTATGATGTAATCTTTTATTACTAACGCCCATTAAAGATATTTTAACAAAGCTTGGACAATACATAACAGAAAAGAAACTTTTTTGATATGTACCATTATCAAGATATGTATCAGTCATTCCGCCAGATGTAGCTTGTGTTGATTTTTGTTCTAAACCTATATAAGGTAACGTTAAAAATAAATCACCTCTTGCTCCTAAACTTAAATAGGTATTAACATCCTCATTAAGTCTTGATATAAATTTAAAAGGTCTATCTACAGAACATATAAAACTGTTCATACATTTTCGCGATAATCTTTCATAATTAGAAATCATACCACATCCTTCGCCACCTATAAAGTCACCACCTTGTGATATAGCTATACTTTTTGCATTTATTTTTTTATAAAATTCTAATAAAGTATTAAATGCTTTATCTAAGTTTTTAAGTTTTCCATTACAGTCATACTCTTTAGTTAAAGTTGTTATATATTTATCCATTAAATATCTATATCTAAAATCAGTGTAGTCATCATCTAATTGTATAAAATATTTATAGTTATAATATTTAGCAATTTTAAACATAGCATTTCGTGCGTGTGTAGTTGTTCTTAAATCGTTTAAATTATCCCCTTGATCTGTTTCTTTAGCTATCTTTTCTTTATTAAAAACAACAACTTTTTCAAAGTTTTTTTTATATTCTTCTATTGTTTTATCCTCGTTATCTACAACAATTATTATGTCGCCTGTGTAGCCATGTTTTCTTAATGTTTTATATGTATAAACATTATTAGGTCTACCGTGTGATAATATCATTGCAACAAAATCTTTATTATTCATTTGTTTTTTCTTCTAAAAATTGTTGTGATATATCATAGCTAAGTTTCATATAACCGTATTGTAGAGCTTTTTCAAGGTCAATAATTACTAAAGCAGAACGCTCCATTAAATGTTGTACATCCTTATTTGAATGCGCATAATAGTCTGCTATCTTTTGATAATTAAATACAATATGTCTTTTAGCTGCGTCTACAAGAAATTGCTTATCCTCAACTGATATGTTAGACCTATCAATTTCTCTTAATAGTCTTAAATATTTAGTTTTGTCATAAAGCTCTAATATATGAGGTTTTTTATTTTTAGGTTCGTAAATCGGCGCTTTAATTTTAGATGTATATTTTTTTATATTATCATCTTTTTTCTTATTAAATAAATCGTATTGTTTCATAATTTTATCTTTTAAAACTTGCAGCCATATTCCATCCAGATTTAAATGTTGGCTCTATAATACTTTTAAATCCAGCGTTTTTAATATCATCCATAATTTTTCTGGCGTTTTGCATCCAGTCACAGTTATTAATTGGATGAAACTCTAATATAATAGCCCTTAAATTATCTTGAATAATATTGTAATCATATTCAGCACCTTCAACATCAATTTTAACAACAGTTGCTTCTTTTACAGCATTTTCATATCTAATACAATCTATTTCAATAAAATGACTTTTTCTATCTGACTTTACAATGCTATTTGTAACACCGATACCTTTAGAGATATGTAATTTAGTTTTACTTCTATTATCAGGGACAACAGCTAAATTATTTACAATCATATTTCCTCTTTTATTTTTATTTAAAATATTAAAAGTTTCTGGAGTTGCTTCATAAGATATTACTTTTTTAACCCCTTGATTTATTGCATATATAGAATATTCACCAATATATGCGCCTATATCTGCTACAATATCATCTTTATATAATTCTATACTTTTACATTCAATCATACGATTTAAGAATGCTTTATTTGATTTATTACTTTGTAATGCAATTAAATCTTTATATTGTTTATTATTTATTAATACTTCTTTCATAATTTTAGTTTTAATTTATTTTATAATATGCTTTGTGTTTTTGTTCGTATTTATAATAAGCTAATAATTCATTTTCATTAAGAGCTTCTTCATTATATAGTTTATCGAAAGTAAAGGACACTTTTTTTATGTCCTCTACTTCTTTTTTTGGTTGTATAAAATCAACATACTTGTAATTTTTCTTTTGTACTTTGTATGCTTGTACCAAAGAAATGTATTCTATTTTATACTTCTTTGCTATCTCTGGCATTGTGTAACCGTTCATTAACATATTTTGTATATCCTGTGACGTTAAACCCAATGCTTCTAAGACCTTTGATTGCTTCATTATATTTAAAAGGGTAAATCGTTTGAAGTATCACTTACAGCTTTTGTTTCTTCTTGTGGTTCGGGTTTCCAAGTATCTATGCTAATACTTACATCTTTACCATATTGGTCTGGCTCATCTTTTAAATTAATATTTAGTTTGATAAATTTGTTACCGTTGTATTCTTGTATGTAATCAGCTAATTTAGTTGGATTAATAGTTACTTTTAACCATTTATCATTCATGATTTTACCACCACCACAATATATTGTTTTTTCTTTTTTATCCATTGTTATTTGTTTTTAATTAAAATTTGTAGGTTATTCCTACAGCTACAAAAAACCCTCCTGTAGCTATTGCAAATGTATTAGGGTTGTTATTAAACTTCTGCTTATGCCATAACATATTAGTTGCACCAGCAGTCATTAAACTAAGTCCTCCTATTATTGCAAGTTTTTTCATATTTATTCTATTTCTGTTTTTATTTCTATAATGTCACTGGAGTAACCTTGTGGCTCCCCGTTCCATTCTTTAAATTTATCTGTATAATAATCATAGTCCATCCAACCTTTAAATAATAAACTTTCATCTAATTTATATATCTGAACATTAAATGGCATTTTAGTTTCTATTGCTACTATATAAACATCTGTATCTTTATCATATTGGTCTTGATACATTGCCAACTGCATTTTATAATCATTATAATATAAATCTCTTTCAAAGCGTTTTCCAGCATCATTAGTGGTTTTTATATCTACTATACACTTCTTACCGTTAAACGTTGTTAAAAGGTCTGCAAAGCCAAGAAAATTAACATCTTTATAACTCCATTCTAATTTAATTTCTGTATCTATTTTATTTTGCATCATTTCAGTAAGTACTGGATGTAACATTGCATTGTTAATTATTCTATTTGCATCATCTAATTCTTGTTGCTTAATTAATGTTTTGCCTTCGTTTTCTTCTTTAAACTCTAACCATTGTTTTCCAGCTCTTCTTGCGCCTTCAAATATTGCAAAATCATTATTAAATGTATCTGGTTCTAATAACATCTTATGAATTAAACTACCAAACTGCATAGCATCAGTAGCTTTAAATTCTTTATTCCAGTATGCTAATAAATGATTAGGAGATTTTTTAAACTGAGCTAAAGATGAATAACTTAATCTATTTTTTTTCATAATATATAATTTAATTTATTTCTTTTTAATTATTGTTCCAATTACTAATCCTAATGTGAAGCAAAGCAAGACCACTTGTATTACTTCTAAAATATTTGTTTCTATCATTGTTTTTTAAAGTTATCTGCTTCAGAATCTGAGTAGATACCATACTCATAAGCATTAATTAATTTTAGTATCAATCTATCTTTTAAACGTTTCTCAGCCATTGCAAACATATATGGAGCTTTACAATTTTTTGGTGATGCTTCGCCTGTACTCCAAATAACTTTGTTTCCACGTTTTGCATCTCCTACTATTGCAACATCTTGGTTGCTATCTCTGTATATAGTTGGTGCGCCAAATTGTATATTTTCTTTTGCTGCTATCTTTTCGCAAGCATCGTGAGTTATTATCCACATACTTTTTGTACCTCTTTTTAATTCCCAAAAGTCATCTTTTGATAAATCATATTTTTGTGCTAATTCTTTAATTTTCATAGTTTCTAATTTTTGTAAATATAGTTTTTAATTGTTTCATTCTTCGTTTATTATATTGAACTGCAATAGTTTTTAATTGCTTTTCAATGTTTTCTAATTGTTTAATAAATGTATCAAACCTGTGTTTATGTATTTCTAAATCATTATTTGATAAATGTATTCTACAGATAATACGCTTGTTCCAATTCACTCTTATAACTAAGTTTCTCAATCTATCTTGTAAATATCTGTTAGTTTCATAAGCCCACCAATGATTAATGTTTTCATTGTAGTAGTGTTCGTTGTGAGGATGTGGATAGTGTATCATTGTTCGTTGTATTGTTCCATTAATTTTAATAATACTTCAGAATATGAACGATGCCCATTCTCTTTGCATTTGCCTTGAAACTTTACCAACGTTTCTATTTTCTCTGCTGGTACGTAAAAGGTTCTTGTTGTGTATGATATTTCTCTACTCATAATTATTTGTTTTTAGTTTATATTGTTTAATATCCTCTTTTAATTAATTGTGCAACTCTTTTAGCAAAAGATAATTCATTTTTATAAAACTTATTTTCATCAGTATTATAAAAAGTAATCATATGTATATTATCTCTTGAAACAGCATACCAATTAGCAGCTTCATTTTCTAAAGATATAATACCTTTATGATTTCTTGTATTTAATATATCTTGCGTTGTCATAATTGTTTGTTTTTAAGTTTATGATGTAAATATATATATAATTATAATACAAATTACAAAACACACTAAAAACTTTATTAACAATTAAATGTTAATTCTAAAATAAATGTGTAATTCTGGCTACTTGGCCATTACGTTTAGAGAATATAAAACCCTCTATTGCTTGGTTATTAGAAGAAGTATAACCCATTTTATGATGCCAAGAATCCGCTGGTGATGGACTTCTAAAACTTTCAAGCGTGCAACCAACTAAATCTTTGTTACTTATCTTGTGATGTATATGGTGCGTAAACATATATCTGTATTTAGTTCTACTCCATTCAGAACATTCATCAGCCATTAGTAAAGGTAGTAAATCCCATTTAGCACCATCTCCATGCGTACTACCAATTAAATTATCATAGTAAGTATAATATTTTCTATGTTGTAAACTAATATCAAAAGTTATGTTTTTACTATTTCTGAAGTAAGTTGCAATGGTATCAGCCAAGCAAAATCCAGTTAAATAATCGTGATTACTACTATTATAAACAACGTGTAAATCTGGATAAAAACTAACTAATGTTTCTATAATATTAATATATAAACGTTTTGCAATGTGAAAATGCTCAAAAAACATTCCATCTGTATCTTGAACAGTTCCTTTTGTTGTTTTATTACCGCTTGGTGTATCAATGTGCATTACATCATTACCTATACAAAGTATTAATTTATCTATATTAAATCCGTTACTTTTTTGTAATATACCATCAATAGCTTCTAAAGTTCTTTGTACTGCTATTTGTTTATTATATTCTTCGCCACTTACAAAAGATTTACATAATTTACCAATATGAATATCTGCTGGTGATATTAATAAGCAATGACCGTCATTTACCTTTGGTTTAACGAGCTTTTGAAAGTTTGGAGAGTATTCTTTAAGTTCTTTTAATAATTGTTGCTTAAACTCTTTTAAATCGTTTTGCTTAAAATTAGGATTCTTAAAATATAAACTGGCTTTTTTGTTCTTTATCCAACCACTATGAATATCATTAGGATTTAAACCCTCTGCTTCTGCTTCAAGTTTTAATCTTCTGTAATCATTAATGATTTGCGCCTCATCTGAGTTAAGGCGGTAACGTGGATTACCTTTATCTTTCCACCTTTTTTTGTGTGATTTCATTTAACAATTTTGTTAAATATAATAAAAAAAATTTATCTGCCTTTTTTAGCTATGCTTCCAAAGTAATATCCAACGATTGATAAAACGATTCCTTCAACGATTCCTGTAGTGTGAATCATTAACTCTTTATTGTGTACTGGCACTTCTATAAACACTATTGCAACTAACAACAAAACAAAACCACCTAAACCAACAACACCTGTAAAATTCATCATCCAGTCATCACTACCAGCTTTAACCATTTCAACCTCTCTTTGTCTTGCTGAATCTCTATCTTCTACTTCTAACTTGTAAAACTCTACTAATCTATTATGAATTTCTTGCTTTTCTTCAGGTGTTAAGTCAGGGTCTTTACTAATAAGATTCTTTACAATGCCAAGTGTTCCTTGTTCTGGCAAAACATCACCAACCAAATCAAGAACATGAGGTACTTTTTCAGCTAAAAACTTTCCTATTTTACTATCTTTTATTTTTTTCATCCACTACAGCTCTCGCAAGTTTCATCATCTATATTGCACGTTCTTTCTGGTACTGGTACATTCTCCAGTTTTTTAATTAATTCTTCTAAATTAGTTTGATTGTTTTTTTCCATTTAATTTATCCTTTACTTTTTTTGTTTTTGGTTTGAATGATTTTGGTTGTAATCCAAGCTCATATGCTTCTAATTCCGCATTGTAGCACGGGCATTGCTTCATAAACTCGTGTTCCTCTACTCCATCGCCATCTTTGTCAGGTGAATAATCTCTATGGCCATGAATGCTTGCTTGTGGATAAATGTTTTTTAATACTTTAAGTATTTTAATTAATGATGCTTTTTGTGCATCTGTTCTTGTATCTTTTGCTTTACCGTTAGAATCTAAGCCACCAGTATATGCTATTCCAATACTTGTGCTATTACCGTTCTTAACGTGCGCTCCAGCTCTTGATACTGGTCTACCAGCATTTATTTTACCTTCGATGCCTATGATATAATGATAACCTATATCTGAAAAACCACGATTTAAATGCCACTTTTTTATAGTAGCTGGACTTACATTATTACCTTCTTTTGTAGCGGTACAATGTATAACTATTTTATTAACTTTTCTCATCTTTTTTAATTTTAGATTTTACTCTGCGTTTTGCATTAAGTATTAGCTTCTCTTCCATTCTTGCAACCTTAACTAATAATTGTGTATTCTCAGAAATTAATACTTCTATTTTTGCTTCAAGTTCTGTAATTTTATTTGTAAGTGCTTCTATGTTTTGTGAATATACACTAAATTTTCTTTCAGATTTAGTTACTCCAATATCCATTTTCTTTTTCCATATACTCCAAACTTCTTTTAATCCTATTGCAGAAATTAAAGCAGTTACGGCCATTAATATACTGTGGTCATCCATTCTTACACTTTTTAAATAATTCATTATTCTGGCATTGGTTCACTCCAATCACTACCCGCTAAAATCTCTAATATTTCACTATGATTATATGTTCCTAAAGGTGTTAAACTTCCATCAGTTATAAAACTTGGTTCAACTTGGTAACTTAAAACCATTTGTGTATTAGCTAAATTTCTTCTAACAGATTGAGCAGAACTCTGATTTACTTGTGAAAACAAGACAAGGTTGCTATCTGATAAATTACAAATTATATATGTTCTATTATTCATTTTTATTTATTTAATATTATTAACTTGGTGTATCTGTTGTTCTATCAAGTACATCCATATTCACTGATAGAGAATTTGCTGTGCTGTAAGGTGCATCTCCTGTCACTTCATCTCCACCCATTCCTGAACTTATTCCATTTGCATAACTTCCAACACCGTCTACTATATCATCCTCAGTCATATTTCCAGATGTTCCATTGTTTGTTCCCTTTTCATCTAATACAGTCCAGTTAGTATTAAAAGAACTGTTACTTCCTAACTGCCACCAGCTTACTAAGTTTGAATAGGCACTATGGTTGTTTAGATTAGATGGTACACCCTCATTATAAATTTCTGATACTTGTGAAGATGTTAAAGCATCGTTCCAAATTGATATATTTGAAAGAGAACCAGTAAAACTATGGCTTGAAGCATACCTACCAATATAATTTACATTTCCATTATCTGAAAAACCAGCAGAATTAGTTAAAGTGTGTGAAGTGTTGTCAATGTAAAATGTATAATTACTTGGCGTTGCTATTCCATTACCATTATAAACAACTACTATATTATTCCACTTATTTATAGTGACATTTGTAGCGCATTTTATTGATAAATCTGTAGGATAATTAGCACTTCCAAAACTAATAGGAGCGTAACCAGAACCATTATTAAAAAACATTACAAAAGCATTTGAAGCCCCTTTAAAAGCATAAACACAATCATAACCAGAAGCAGTAGAAGTTATATAAACCCAAGCTGAAATAGTAAAACTTGAACTAAAATCTACTAATTGTGAAGTTCCACAATCTATATAATCATTTGTTCCATCAAACTCTAAAGCATAAGGAGAGTAGCCACTTGTAAAACTTAAATCACTTTGTACTAAATTGGCTTGTGTCATTCCTGAGCTTGTGCCAGCAGTAGTATTAACATAAGTTGCAACCTCAATAGCACCATTATTAGTTCCGTCGTTACTTCCAGCACTATCTTCAATACCTGTAGTTGTATTATCTAATTTATAATGCGATACAGGCGAACCATAAATAGTAGCTTGTGGTACTCCATTATTATACAATGTTGCAACGTTTGAAGCAGATAATGCTGTGTTATATATGGCTACATTTGAAAGTTTTCCATTAATATTATAACTATTATTTAAAACTCTACCTAAAAATAACTGATTTGATGTTGTAATACTGCCGCTGTAAGAATCAGTACCTTGAGAAACGCCATTAACAAAAAGCTCTATTGTGCTACCATTCCAGGTTCCACAAAAATGATACCACTGATTTGTTGATAAAGTAACTGTATTAGCAACATAATTTGTATTATATCCTTCAATAGCAAATCTTATTACACCGCTAACTGCATAAAATCCTAAGCCAGTACTAAAAGATTGTGTTCCCAAAAATGCACCATCAAAACCACTTGGCAGCGTTGAATAATTAACCCAAGCAGAAATAGAAACATTGTTAGTTATAAAATTACTCAATGCTGTTGTGCTTATATAATCATCTGTTCCATCAAAATTTAAAGCACTTTTAAAAGTCGAAGGATATGCGTTGTTATCTACACTCCACTCTGTAGTTGAACTATTGTAAACCTCACTTGCATCGAGTTTATACCAAGCTTGTAAAGAAGTAAAGCCACTCATTGAAGTAAGTGGAGAACCATTATTATAAAGAGTTTCTACTGAGTTAGAACCTGTTGCTGATAGTGCTGTGTTGAATATTTGGAAGTTGCTTAATTGTGAATTATCTAAATATCCAGCATAAGAAGTATTGCCTGAAAAACCTAAAGTATAACTTCTATTAGCTACTATGCCTGTTACTATATTAGAGTTAGAATGTGTAGCTTCTAAATTTTTATCTATATATAATTTAATTTCTCCACTAACTACAGTTACTACAATATGATGCCAATGACCATCTAAAAGCAAAGAGCTAACATTTAAATCTGGAGATTGAAAAGCTGTTGTGCCATTACCTGTTATTATACGTAATTTAGTTCCTCCGTTAAAACGAACGCTTACACGCATATCAGCTATTGCGCTACTGCCTTGATTCCAATTACCAATCAAATAATTATCACCTGTAAATGAGCTTGATTGTTTATACCATATTGAATAGCTATAACTTGTATATGAAGCTGGTAGAGTAAAATTTGTATCTATATAACTATTAGTGGTAAGATAATCAAAAACATAATCTTTTAGAGAACTGTTGGGCGTCAAATATGATGAACCATTGAACGCGTCTTGATCACCGAGCGGGTAATATGCAACAGGTTTTGGACTTAAACTCATTGGATTACCTATACCATTAGAGCTTGAACCATAAAGAGTAGTTACTTGGCTTGTAGAAAGAGCGTAATTGTAAATTGATATACCATCTATTTGGCCATTAAAATACCTTGCTGTGTCAATAACGCCTGTGCTTGAATCTCTGACACCAATTAACATTCTTTCTGAAGAAGATTGTAAGGCTGATTTATTTACTGTATCTGTGTCAACTGGAGTTGTATTTCCATCAACATACATTTTGTGCCCATCAGTAGTATTAAAAGTAGTTATTACATTATGCCAATTGCCATCATTATAACCTGAAGCAGATTGTAAAGTTGCAAAAGTTGATTGGTCTTGAAAAGAGTACAAACTTATTGTTCCATTAGTTTCTAATCTTAATTGAAACTGATATGTAGAACCCATTTTACTTAATAATTGTTGACCAGATGTTGTTGATGTAGTTTTAAACCAAATAGAAATGGTATTAGCAGTCAAGCCCAAAGATGAATTTCCCAAATCTATATAACTTGCACCATCAAAGCCCATAGAATAGTTACTTTGCTTATTTACATTGCTTTCCGTACCGTTCCAAGCGTTAGGAAGCCTCCATTGTCTATTGTAGTAGTTGCTCATAATTAATCTCCCATTCTATTCCAGTAAACCAAGTTGCTACCTGATACTGTGGTTAAGTCTTTAGTTAAATTACTTCCTGTTGCATTATATATCTCTGACACTTGTGTAGATGTTAGAGCTGTGTTCCAAACTGCTACTTCGTCTATTTTGCCACTCCAAGAATTTGTACCACCTATTCTACTTCGGTTACTTCCACCAAAAGTTATTGCAGACACGTTAGTTGCTAAAGTTTCTGAAACTTGCTCTGTTGAATTACTTATATATAAAATTAAATTAGCACCGCCTCTGACTATACATATGTGATTCCAGCCTGTAGATGTAGATGTAATTGTACTTAACCAATTTAGGTATTGACTTCTATTATATATATGTATTTTATTAGAAGTGTTAGAATATATAGTAGTACCTTGATTGTATGGAGATTGGGAATAACCCCCAAAATCTACTAATGGTTGAAAACTTCCTGTAGCACCATCTTTTTTCATCCAAAATGAAACAGAAAAATCATTTGTATTAAAATCAAAAGTATTACCAGCTTCAAAATCTATGTAACTACCAATATCAAAGTTCATACTAAAGTTATTAGCAATTCCAGCCACACTAATTTCTACAGATTGAGTTGATGTATTTGGGCAAACACTTAAACCACTTGAAGTAGTATCATAAGTAATGGTGTAAGTAGCTTCAGTTGTAGCACTTAAATCTATCTGACCAGTTGAGCT